GTGACGATTAAGGAGGAAGATGAAACATCTGTTGAAGCCGAGGACAGGAAAGATGACAAAGTTGAAGAAGGCGAAGAGGTTAATTCGAGTGAGCAGTAAGAAAATGTAAAAAAATATAAATCATATTATTAAAAAAATATACTCTTTTAATAATATGACGAACGTTCTGTATATGAGTTCGGGTTCGATGAATCCTAAAAGACTTACACCAGCTTATCCAGTGACAGACTTGGATTCTATTGATGATGAAAATGCTCTCGCGTCTAACGTTATTAATGAACGTGTAATGCGTCCAGTAATAAGTAGTAGAGGGAATGTCGATAAAAAAAAGGATATCCCAATTAAGGAATATGAAGGGTTATCACCCCGGGCGAAGGATAACTGGCTGCATAGTCTTACCCATGAAGAATCCTAAAATAAACGCCACGAAAATAACGATATAGGCAACCTTATCCAAAGATGCTAGCAAATCTGTATTTTTTACGGGTTCTGGGGGGACCATAAATTGTGGAGATGGCTGATAAAAATATTGTTGATCCTGCTCAACGGGTTGTTCGCGAACTTCTTCTGGTTTCTGTTCTAAAATGTCCGGAGAATATTCAATTGGATTTCCGAGCTCCGTTTCCATATGTATATATTATTAACTCTTCTTTTTAAGCCTAATCTTCCTCTTCACTTTCACTCTCATCGTCGACAACAAAACCTTTTAAATTGCCATTTTCATCCGCATCGTCGTCATCGTCACTCTCATCTTCATCTTCGGTTTCACAAAGATCGCTATCGGAAATGTCATAATCCGTATCGTGTTCACCATCAGACCAATCATCTTCACAAATTTCGTCTGGAACCAGACGCTCTGGTTGTTTTACAGTACGTCCTGACCGTGTTTTAGTAACGACAGCTGTCATTATACATGATACACGTCAGTTTCTTTTAAATATATTTAGGTTTGAACTCTATGTTCTGATTATTCGCTTCTTCTAATAGAATATGTTCAAACTCAGCACCCAATCTAGAAGAAATTTCGGCGACATCATCGAGAATATCCGCGTCTATGGGTGTCATGTAAAGGGGAATTTCATTCAACCTATGTAAAGCTTTTTGAAGATATGTTTGAGAAAGTTTTACTCGATTTTTATAATCTTTCGCCAAAGACATGTTAGCGATAAATGTTTTGTATAACGTTTCATCGATTCCCGAATACTTATGTGTTTCTTTTATGATCGCATCTATAACAGAGTTTTTCGTGTCAACTTTTGTTATTTTTGAAATCACGTATGCGAACACCGCGATAAATACGATGGCAAACATATTATAATACCCTGATGATTTTATCTGATAAAATATGTTTACGATTTTTACACGAACACACCTGTTCAATTTGATTTTTCATAATTTTAAATTGAACATTCGTCTTTTTACATGTTTCACAGTCGTACGTCGTGTGCACGATATGTTGAAGTTTCGATTTTTTTGTGACACTTTTTACCGATACATCAAATCCGTTTACTATGTTTCGTGTGATGTATGTTTTTAACAACTGCGACACCTGTATAGGATCTTCTTTTTTCACTTCGGGACACGGCATACACGTGTTCTGTGGTGTAGTCGGTGTGTATTGCTTTTTATATCCATTTTTGTACAGGGACTTGTACACTTTATCAGGAAGAATGTGCTTACGCCCGTAAAAGTCGCGACAGAATCCATATCGCCGCCCTTTCATCGTCTCACATGTACAAAAACACCTCTGAGAAATCGCCTGTCCTTCGATGAGAAACCAAATATGGTTAGATGCGTGACTTCTTTGTAAATTTTCACAATATTTTGAAGTTGTGGAAACGAGATACGCGTTGTTATTTATATAAATTTTAGTGATTTCAGCATTTTCTTGTCCATCCATGTTTTTTTGAACAAACGTTTCGATATCTTGATATGTCTGTTGATCCGAAAAAACATCTTTCGTTTCTCGTAAACTGAATGACCCCTCTTCTCGTGTAGATCCTTCGACAATCACGGGTGTTTTGTTTTCAGTTCGAAGTGTTGCCATCCACATGATTTCAACACTCGGTTCTTGATTAAAAATGCGTGTCAGTTTAGAATCTTCGTGTGTGTACATGAGAACCGGTCGATATTCACCCTGTGTGATTTTCCCCTTTTCACATTCTTCACATCCACGCCCTTCACACGCATCATGTTTCGCCTTTTTATGTGACCAAGGCATACGAAATCCACTCCCCTTGACATTTCGTTTTCCACCTCCATACACCGCAGTATCAACTATATTTTTCCACTCTTTTCCGGGAAAGAGAATACCTAAAGATGAAACAATATGCGAATGAAGAGCCATCGCAGAACCATGATCAACTACAAAATTCGGCCAATTCATGTGTACACCATGTTTTATCAAGTTTCCCACACTTTTAGGTTCTGCCACTGAAATTAAAACATCTTTCCCCCCAAAATGTGTGACTCTATCACAGATTGTACGTACAATTTCTTCCAAACGTTCGACTGATAAGTGTTCATCATCTTTATAATCGAGATCGACGAAAAAATTATACGTACCCGTTTTTTGTTCGACGACGTATATCTTTTCACCGGACTTGATAGCTTTTACGTACATATCATAAAAATCATTCAATCTATCAAAAGGAACAGATAGGACACCTCCGTCCATGAGCACATGTGATAGATTGGAGCCATTTGCAAACTTTTGTTTGCGACACCAAGATCTAAACATACTTATATGTTTATCGTGTTAATTTTTTAATAGTCTTCATCGGGCCATATGGAAGTTCTACACGAAACGTCCATGTATTCTTCCTCTGCGTTCGATAATTCTTTTTTTAAAACTAATAGTTCGTATACGGTTTTATCCTTTATATTTTCCACATACTCATCCGCTTTGTTTTCCCTATACGATTTACGATCCATAAGAATAGTCTTGATCTGCATGAGAATGTAGTTCTTAGACTTCATTATTTTATATGGAAGGTTTTTCTGTTAAGGGAAGTCACGCATGCGTAAAATTCTGGGTTGTCGACGACGTTGCGAACAATTCGTTCCCATCGTCGACGCTGATTGAATTCGGGAAGAGTATCAAAACTCATGAAATCATTTTCATCGTACGTTCGTTTCATGTGTATTTGTTTCGTGTGCATTTTATATTTTTCTTCATTAAATCGTCTGATGAGTTCGAGTTGTTCCATTTTCGAATAGTTTACAAAAAATATGAATACTGTGTATTCTAATTCAATTGTATCACTTTCTTTTATATTGAACGTATAACTCGTGTATTCTCCATCTTTTAAAGAAATAACTCCCCTTGTCTCTTCCTCGAGTTCTCTCAAGGCACATCTCAATGGATTATATACTTCTCTTCTTCGACATCCACCCGTGACAAATATCCACTCTTTAAATCTTCTATCTCTTACTGTCAAGAATCGCGGCGTTTCGCCAGCGAATGTGACAGGAATGGCTATGGCTTTATGTTTTTTCATCGCTCATAGCTTCTACAATTCCCTGATAAGTTTATTCCGAAGATTCTTTCTCACTCACCTGCGATCGAGTTACACGCTTTTCAACTACTGGTTCTTCCTCGACAGAATTCTCTTCCTGAATTTCAGGAATCGCGGATAAAGGCTGTACGGTATATTGACGATGCATGTTCTCGATGACAGTCTTAATGTCATTAATCTCATCCTTCGTTTTTTTCAATTCCGTGTACATGTAAATCGTGCCAGCAATACACATGGCCATGGCAGCAACGGTCGCGGTCTCACGATCAAATGTAAACATTGTATATTATTTACATTCGTTATTTTTAAGTAGATACTATCGCACCCATTTTTGTTTTATCAGTTGGACATTCGTACCCATGTTGCGCAAACTGGATTTCATTATAGTGACCATCTTTACATTCTGCGTTCTGTATAGGAATATATTTATTCAACGTGCCCGATTTAGGATCGTACGTCAGCATAAATACAAAGGCTAATAAAAAAAGTAATAACCACATTAATATAATTGGGAATTTAATTGGAGTACATGAGACCACCCATACCATTCTCGATACGGAGAATGTTATAGTTCACGGCGTAGATGTCTGTGTCGAAAGAACCGGAATCGGTCACGAGACGAGCCGAATCGATACGACTGAAGTTGAGAGTACCCGTGGGCTGGAGTTTGCACGTGTCGAGGCAAAAGGGGTAGAGGAAATGTGTGGCAACACTGCTATCGAGTGTCGAGAACGGCGTGTGGTAGTAAAGAGTTGTGGACGTGTAGTTAGGCTGCGCAATTTTAGCGTCACCGACGTCGGTACCATTGATCTGAAGCTTCACCTTACCAGAAGCCATACCAACATTACCACTCTTGTACGTCGTGAGGAACTTCACGGGGTGGTTGTAGTTGAGCTCCTGAACTGTGGAACCAGACGCGACCGCCTGCTGCGTCTGTGTAATGAGCATGTTCTGGGGTGTGGAAGAAATAGCAGTGCGCTCGTCCGTGTCGAGGTAGACGAATTGAGCGTGAACTTCATAATCCGTCACAGAGAGAGTACCCCACGAGATGCGAAGCTCTACATCGTGGTACTGAAGCGCGACGAGAGGAAGCGCCGATTGCGCGTTCTCACAGAACGAGAAACGAAGGGGGTAAAACCCAGAATCATCGGCACCGGAAGCGGGGAGAGACTTGGAATACGTCTGAGAAAGCATCAAAGGGGCAATCTCTTGAGAGAACTCGGACGTGTGTGTATCGATAACCTGACCACCGATGAGAAGTTCGACCTTGCTGATCTGCGTTTTCCAATCACCGCGTGTCGCCGTGTTAGAGGGAGAGCGATTAGTAATGTAAACATAACCGAGCATATCACCCTTGCGCTCGAAGCGAACGGTGGACATACCATTAGAGACGGGGTTACCCTGGATAACCTGCTTCTCTACGGTCTGAGCAAAGTTTGTGTGACGTTTGTAATTGGATCGGAAAAAGGACACCTCGGGCTTACCGACAATGTGAGCATCCTGAGCGCCAATAGCGACGAGTTGGGCAATACCACCGGACATTTTTATATTATACTACGTTTTTATTTTTAAGTATCAAAACAAAGGAACGTGAGGATGAAGAGACTCTGTAAGAATGAGGGAAAGAATACCAATCATTGCGAGTCGACCATTCACAAGTTCAGTCTCAGGTTTCCAGAATCCCTGAATGTATCCCTCGTCCTTGGGATTAGCCGCGGTTCCGATGAGCACGAGTGCGGCGACGGCAACGGAAAGACCGATATTCTCTTGAAATTGTGTACTGATCGAATGACCGGTCATGATTTCATCAATCACCGCCGATGTAAAACCGATCATGGCAGCTCGTCCATTCACGCGTTCAGCCATGGATAGAAAATCATTTGGGCGGTCTACCGTCCTGAGGGGAGGTACGCGAGAAGATGTGGTCTTAGTCTTAGTCTTGGTCTTAGGATTGGAAGAAGTGTTAACAGCAACAACAGGTTTGAGAGCGGCAATGCAGGACATTTTGTAGTTTTTGTACGCGGGTTTTCTTTAAATCAATGATCTTTCGAGATCTCCGACACGCGTCACGAGGGATGCCACCAATAATTCCACCGTGGCAAGTTTGGATTTTTCTGATTGGAGTTGCGTTTCAAGTTCTACTATACGCGCCTTATCAGATTGTTGTTGAGTTTCGAGTTCTACTATACGTGCCTTATCGGCTTCGAGTCGTCTGTCTAATTCTTGTATTGAACTTACACAAATCGGTATAAAAACTTCTTTTTTGAGGAACACGAAGTCATCCACTTCCTCACCATAGACAAAAATCTGGTTTCCACTTACCACATTTCCGTCTTCATCTACAGCTCCCATCCATTCCGTAAGGTCTTCTTCAACCTGAATGCTATGTTCATCCAAAACAGAGACGAGCTTTACCATATGCTCATTATTTTCGGTATCAAAAAGCTTGATTGTATTACTTTCCAGGTTCGTCGTGTTGAAGTTCGTAAAAGTAATCACATTTGATGCTGAAACATTAGCCAATTCATAAATAGTTGGGACACATTCCCTTCGTTTCTGCGTAGAATATGGGAGAATATCAGCTACTTCTTGTGCTATAAAACCCCACACTGGTTCAATACCTCTCTTGACCTCATCTCGGTATTTATATCGCTTTGGTTTCAACAAGCGTAGCGTGGAGAGAGCCTCACCATCTTCAACATCAACAATTTCCTTCTTTATGCGTTCATCTGAAGCTGATATACTCCCGAGAAACGACCCTATCCACGCACCAGCGAGAATATCATTAGAGCCGTATATACTTACGGCTCCAAAGTTACCTGTAGTATTTACATATAAGCCTGAGCTGTTTATGAAATATGAAGCACGAGAAGGTGAGACACCAGAAGTCGTGAAATTACCACTTTGTCCATATACGTGAAGCTTGGCGTAAGGGGTAGTCGTCCCAATACCAACATTACCGTTATATTGTATAGTCATGGGTTCATTAAACGTGTCGTTGTCTCTAACTCGAAACGCCATGTTCCATTTATCACTTGTGCCTGGGATACCCGAAGCACCATATACCCGTATCGCTCCACAATCATTTTGTAAATTATCTGTATGTCGTCTCTCTACACGAAACTCAACACCAGTTCCTATACCTTCTTGAACCTCAGTCGAACTCGATGATTTGGTCGACACCGTTAAAGGGTATATCGTCGTGTTATGCGAACTAGTTGTCCCCAACACTTCCAATTTACTATTTGGATTCGTCGTCCCGATACCGACGTTGCCACTTTTCAGTATACGCATCCTTTCTGTGCCATAATCTGTATCACTAGAACCTGATCCACCTCTCGTATTAAACGCTATGGCACCCCCACTATCGTTAGTGGTTGAAAATAACGTCATCGTGCGAGTACTTGCGTCCAACACAAGTCCCTGGCGATAACTATCATCATAATCCATGATTATTCGTCTACCGTTGGCCCAATCTACACCTATGTTACCGTTCACATGTAATTTTTCAGTGGGTGTATTCGTCCCAATACCAACATTCCCCGTCTGTCTATATATATCATCACCATCCTCTGTAAATATTGTCGCACCCGTGTCACCCCTTGGAATTGTGAAGTCGAGTGTCGCCGCATTTGTGGTTCCACTATTCGTCACGGACGCGGATGATCCGGGTACACCCGTCGTGACTGTTCCGACGGATATGGTTGCTGCGTCACCTGTAGATCCTTGTGCACCCGTGTCACCCCTTGGAATCGTGAAGTCGAATATCGCCGCGGACGTAGACCCACTATTCGTCACTGATGCGGATGATCCGGGTACACCTGTTGTAACTGTTCCAACGTTTATTGTAGCGGCATCACCTTGGGCTCCGGGGGGTGTGTTTTGTAACCCCGAACCATCACCCACGAACGATTTTGCTACGATTCTACCTGGATTCGTGCTATCGTTTATGATAACTTGATTCGCACCCGCTGGCCCCACGCGTAAATCTGTGTTCACGTACACGTTACTATTCACGTGTAAACCTGCTTGGGGATCTGCTGTGACTAACCCTACACGATTGTTATCGGTGTCAACGAATAAGTGGGAGGAACCAACCAATAAGTTACTGGTAATATCCAATTTTCCTGTGAGGATGTGATGGTTCATCTATAATTAGTAAATATCTTTTACATAAGGAACGCTTATGTAAAAGATACGTTCTCTCCCGATCGGACTTGAACCGATGACCTACAGATTAACAGTCTGCCGCTCTAACCAACTGAGCTACAAGAGAATCTATACCACATATTAAATAGGAGGGAGCTCTTTAAGCCCGTTTAAACGTTTCATAGTTATGAGTGAAATAGAAAATAAACCCGCAGATGTATTTGCGACCATCATGGGTACGACTTTATAGTAAATCGAGTACACAAGTCCAAGGGCGCTCGCGAGTATGTTCAAGTTTAGAAAGGAATAATTAATGGCATCCGTATCTTTTGTTCGATATACATGTACGACCTGAGGAACAAACATGATTGTGATTAAGATCGAACTCACAAGACCGAGTGTGTCGACGATGGTATCCATCTGTGCCTACGTTTATGTATCCTCATACCTTTAAGTTTCGAGTTCACTCACGCGATTTTTTAATTCTAAGAGGGTAAATTCTAAACTCGTCGTTTTATGTTCGAGACTCGTAATTTTAGATCTGAGACGAATATTTTCATTACGAACAGCTTCATTCACAGTAACGACACGCGAAACCGCTTTAATTTCACCTGTGACGTTTTTTGAGAAGGTTTCTCCCTTGGGTAGAGGTGGCTTCTCGGGCCACACGGGGTTCGCGGGATCCTCGGTGGTGGAAGGGAGGTCTCGGAGAGCCTTCCTGTATGCCATCCACACCGCGTGATCACTCACGGAAAGATCGTAATCCGAAGTGAAGATCCAATCCACCTCCGCGAGGCGCCTGTTACGCTCTTGGCGGAGGGTATTCAGCCCGATTTTCAAAATGAGTGCATCGTCCCATTTACTTTGAATGTCTTCGAGGGTTGGTTTTGGAATTGTGTTCCTCTCATTCCATTTTAGGGTGCTATAATCGTTCCCCCTTAGACTGAATGCACAACCTTTGTAATGTTCGTGCAGAACTTGTGTGATGTCACAGTCCATTTATAAGTTCCGAAGATTTTAGTTTGCGATCTCATACACGACCATATTGGATATACTTCTCATATTATTAGAACTCCTGTCGTTTATGTAAAGAGTATAATCGACGTCATCCCAGTAGGAATTAGCTGCTGCGTTATATCGACGCGTATGCGTACCATTAGCAGGTATGAGTACCTGAATATAGTTATTTTTTATATGTTGAGTATTATTTGTTCCTTCATAAACCGTCGAAATGGCGCCTGTGGCGTTTGAATTATTTGCCTGTGTTCGAACAACATTTCCATCTTCCTTGAATCCAAACGACGCCACATGTGTTTCAGAACTGTTTATCATCGCAGTCAGTAGAATACTCGAATTAGCAAATTTCGGTTTAAAATTCACATCAAGGTAATCAATATCATTGGCAGCATCTGATAACTCTCCACCCGTGATTGTCTGCCTGACTGTGTTATTGAAGGGTGTAGATGCGTATTGAACTTGAACTATCGACCCCGGAGCATACAAAGGTGTCGCGATGTGAAGAGGTTGGGGATTCGCCACACTCCCATTGCGACCCATATCGTAGAGGGTCTTGACCTCCGAGGCTGTGAGGGCTGTGTCGTAGAGTTTGATATTAGACGCAGATCCATCGTAATATACGGTAGGAGACTCTTGCCAAAATCAATGCATTCTCGGGGGGGC